CAACAAAAGTTTGGCACTGCATCATTACTGTTAGATGGAACAAATGATTATGTAGAGTCTGATAGTAACATTGATTTAAGTTCAGGTGATTTCACAGTAGATATGTGGATTAGACCTGACAACGTTACAGGTTATAAAGGACTATTTCAGTCTGGTACAAGTTCTCTATTAAGTGTTTATTTAATAGGAAATCAAGTCCAAGGTACTGTTGCAGGATCAACGACTCTCTTTATTTCTGATACCAGAGTTTCTGCAAATGTCTGGACTATGATTACGGTTGAACGTGAAGGAAACGTTCATAGACTATACATTAACGGAACATTAGAGGAATCAAGTTCTACTGCTAACCGCCCAGACAATGGTACTTTTACTGTAGGTAAAAATAGTTTTGGTGATTTTGATGGTTACATTGACGAAGTAAGACTTTCTAATGTAGCACAGTATACTGGAACAGGCTTTACTCCACCTACCTCTGCCTTTACAGTAGATGATGACACTTTAGCATTACTACACTTTGATGGTACAAATGCCTCTACTGACATTGTAAACGCAGCTAATCTTGCTCACGTTAATGTTAGTGCAGGTTTTGGTCCTACAGTTACACTTACTGGTTTTGGGCTACAGGGTATTACTGACTCACCATTAGTAGACGGTGATGAAGTTATAATTACATCAGATGCTGACGTGTCTTTAGATGGTAAAGGTGTAAGTGGCACAGGCGCAGTTGATACTGTTACATTAGAATGTAAAGCTGTAGTAATACCAACAGGCGTACAGGGTACGTTTACGGTAGGTGACGAAACAATTGATGCTGTACAGTTTGACTATGAATCAATTAAAGATGACTATAGTAGACAACGTACAGTTTATATATCTGCCGCATCTTCTAATACAAACACGTCCTATGTACGTGCAGCATAATAGGAACACAGAATGTCATTAAAATGGCCTAATAAAGACCCAGATGAATTAACCGATTACAGTATTGATTGGTCTCGTTTTATTGCGCCAGCAACCATTAACTCCGTTACATGGTATGTAGATGATGCAGATGGAACTAAAACTGAACTAGTTGCAAGTGGTCCTATTGTTTATGGTATTCAATTAGTGTCAGCTACAAGTACAAATACAACAGCAACTGCACGTATGGGGCTTGGTACAGATAACATTAAATATAAACTATATTGTAACATTACTACCTCTGATGGTTTAATATTTGAACGTACTGTATTCCTACGTGTGAGGGAAAAATAATGGCATATAACTTTCTTGGACTTGTGAATGAAGTAAACCGTAGGCTCAATGAAGTAGAGCTTACAAGTTCTAACTTTGCTACAGCTACAGGTTATTACAATACAGCTAAAGATGCAGTTAATTCCGCTATTCGCCATATCAATCACGAAGAGTTTGGTTGGCCTTGGAATCATGTAGAAGAAGAAGATATACTAACTGCAGGTGTTACACGTTATGGTTATCCTTATGATGCTAAAACAATTGACATGAATAGCTTTAGGATTAAACGTAATAGTAGCTTAAATATCACAACTACTAAATTACAAAGCATGACCTATCAAGAATACCTTGACAAGTATTCTGACTATGAGTACAATAATACTACAAGTATTCGTGGTAAGCCAAACTATGTAACTAGAACACCTAGTCAAGAATTTATTATATTCCCTACACCTGATAAAGCATATGAATTAGTTTATGAATACTATCGTAATCCTGTAGAGTTAGAATTACAAGATGATGTACCTACTGTACCACAAGAATTTAAACATGTGATTACTGAAGGTGCTATGTACTATGCTTATCAATTTAGAGGAGATAATCAATCTGCTCAATTGTCACAACAAAAGTTTGAACAGAGTATTAAGTATATGCGTAGTCTACATATAAATACATATGACTATGTACGTTCTACAGTAAGGTACAGCAGCCCAAATACATTTGGTTTATTGAAAGTATAAACGTATGACTACAGCTTGGTCCACATTTCCTGTACAATTTACGGGTGGGTTGGTTACTAACATTAGCCCCTTGCAACAAGGTATTAACGCTGTAGGTTCTGCATTTATTTTGCAGAACTTTGAACCATCACTTGATGGTGGATATCGTAAAGTAGCAGGGTATACTAAACTAGATGACGCACAGTTAACGGGTAGTGGTGTAACTCAAGCCCTTGCTGTTGTTGAAAATGCAGATGAAGAACGGTTTATTGCTGCACGTAGTGGTGTATATTATTTAATTAATACAACAGATAGTACCCCTGCTTGGACATCTAAAGTAACTGCTGCGGATATAACTTTTGCTAAAGCACGTCATGTAAGCTATAACTTTAGTAATGCATTAAAGATTGTATTTGTTGACGGTATAAACTACCCTGCATATTATACTGATAGTACACAGGGTATGGCGTATATTACCAATAGTGGCACAGGTAATACTGCGGTTGAGGGTGCAAGCACTGTAGAACTGTTTAAAAGTACGTTGTTCTTTGGTGTAGGTACTGAGCTTGTATTTACTGCGCCCTATGCAGACACAGACTTTGATCCTGCTAATGGCGCAGGTAGTATTGGTCTTAACTCTGAGATAACAGGTCTTAAAGTTTATCGTGATTCTTTAGTAGTATTTTGTCGTGATAAGATTATGCGACTAACTGGCAACAGCGCAGCTGACTTTACACTTAGTTCAATTACTGAAGACCTTGGCTGTTTAAGTGCTGACACAATTCAAGAAGTTGGTTCTGATATTATGTTTCTTGGTCCAGATGGACTTCGTACATTAAGCTCAACAGAACGGATTGGTGACTTTGGTATTGATGTAGCATCCAAAAACATACGTCCTACTGTAACTGAACTGCAAGGTTATGCACAAGACTTTTCAAGTACAGTTATTCGTGGTAAAGCACAGTATCGTATGTTTGGTTATGTGGGCGGTGAAAAGGTTGCTATTGCTAAAGGTGTGCTAGGTACTAAATTTATTGACCAAGGTGGTACAGGTTTTCAGTGGGCCGAGACAAAAGGGTATAAAGTATACATTGCTGATTCACAGTATATTGGTGACAATGAGTATGTAGTGTTTTCTAACAATGACGGTTATGTATATCGTATGGAAAGCGGCACATCCCGTGATGGAGATAATGTTGTAGCTATTTACGAATCGCCTTTTATGCCTGTTACAGACCCACAGAAACGTAAAACATTTTATAAATTAGATTTGTATATTAAACCTTTTGGTGCCATTAACATTGACTGTAATGTTCGTTATAACCAAAATGACAGAAACAAAATACAACCTGCTACATTTTCATTAGTCTCTGATGCTGGTGGTGGTGGTTTCTACGGTAATAATACAGCTACTTTTGGCTCAACATTATTTGGTGAACCTCGTACACAGTCTTTTAATAATAACATTGTAGGTTCAGGTAATACAGTAGCACTAAGAATAGAAGATGATAGTTCTAATTCAGCATTTTTGTTAGATACAGCAATACTTGAATTTGCTGAAAACAATAGGAAGTAAGGAAAACTCATGGGTACAGGTTATGTAAGAGCAGACACAGCTAATAACATCGCTAATGGTAATGTTATTGATGCTGATGACCTAGACAATGAATTTAACGCTGTTGAAACAGCCTTTAATGCTAGTACAGGCCATACCCATGACGGTACTACATCTGAAGGTGCGCCTATTACAGTCATTGGACCATCACAGGATGTGGTTGCTACAGCCTCTGTACTGCGTCCTAAGACAACTAACACTGTAGACCTTGGTACATCTAGTCTAAAATACAAAGATGTTTATCTAGCAGGTGATCTTAACCTAGATGGTTCTATTACATCTTCAGGTGCAGTTAGTTTAGGCTCAACTGCTATTACAGGTACATTATCTGTATCAACTAACACAACACTAACTGGCACTCTTGCAGTTAATGGTAACACAACACTTGGTGATGCAGCTTCAGATACGGTGACAGTAAATGCGGATATTGCTTCAAGTCTTATTCCTTCTGTTGATGACTCTTACGATCTTGGTGCCGTTGGTTCTGAGTGGCGTAACGCCTATATTGATGGCACTGCTTACATTGATACTGGCTCTATTGATACTGCAAATGTTGGAACTTTAGCTGTATCAGGTAATGGCACAGTTACGGGTGATCTTACAGTTAATGGCAGTATTAATGCTACAGTTGTCGGTGTTGCGTCTACAGCAAATGAGTTAACTACAGCACGTACAATTGCTATTGCAGGTGTAACGTCAGGTGCAGCTAACTTTGATGGTTCATCTAACATTACAATTAATACAACAGGTGTTACTCTAGGTGGTACTGCTGTAACTGCAACAGGTGCAGAGCTAAACATTCTTGATGGTGCAACTTTATCAACTGCTGAATTAAACACTCTTGACGGTATTACTGCAAGTACAGCAGAACTAAACTTTGTAGACGGTGTAACATCAAACATCCAAACACAACTTGATGCAAAACTTTCTAGTGTAGATTTAAGTTCTTACACAGGTGATGTTGACATTGATGGCGAACTTGTGGTAACATCTTATAATGAAACATACGCCGTTATAACATCATCAAGTAATGCAACTACAATTGACTGTGAAACAGGTAACGTATTCAGCCATACACTAAGTGAGAACACAACTTTTACATTTAGCAATCCACCTGCAAGTGGTACAGCTTATGGTTTCTCGTTGAAGATTGTACAGGATGCAAGTGCTAGTGGTTATACTGTAACGTGGCCTAGTTCAGTAGATTGGCCTTATGGTAATGCACCAGCACTTACAAGTACAGCTTCAGCAGTAGATCAGTTTGTTTTTTATACACATGATGGTGGCACAACATGGTATGGTTTTTTAGCAGGTAGAAACTTAGGATAGTATAAAATGAGTAATTTTAAAAAGACAATGATGGCCGCTGCAGGTGGAGCAGGATATTGGTTGCTTGAATACGGCAACAATGCTGCTGGGGTATTAGAATCTTATTCTGCGAAAACGTCCGTTGACAGTTCAGGCAACTTGATTGCTGGCACCACAGTTTCCGCCTTAGGTTCAGGAGACAACGAGGCGGTAATAAGCTCAATCGCTCCTGACGGATCTTTCAACTGGTCAAAGATGCTCAGTGTTTCAGGAGACGACAAAGGCAGGTCTACGTTTGTTGATGGTTCAGACAATTGTTACATCGTTGGTCAATACTACATAGCAGACGCATACAGCCACCGTGAATATATAGCGAAATTCAACAGCAGCGGAACCGTGACTTGGAAAAAATTTGCTGGTGGACCGACTGGTGCCACAAGCAGTTCTCCAACGGGTTACGACATAGCTGTAGATACGAGCGGGAATATTTACACCGTAGGAAAACAAGACTACACAGGTTACGCTGACATATACATATCCAAATACAACTCTTCTGGAACACTTCAATGGTCTAGATCATTGAACAAGGGGACAAACCTTGCTAGTCAAGTTTGGTGTGTCGCTTGTGACAATGTTGATGCGATCTATTCAGGCGGTTATGAAGAAAGAGCTTACAGTAACTACAGTTTAGCAACGATGAGGAAGACCTACATTTCTACTGGCGTTGGAAACTGGGAAAAAGTTTTTGCTCTAGCCCCTTCAGGCTATCAGTCCACGCACACCTATGGAAACTCTTGTGATGGAACTGATGTTTACTTTTGTGGGAGGGCTTATGACGACCCCGGTGAAGCGAACAAAGGATTTGTGAACAGCTTGGCATGTAGCAACGGTTCTGAAAATTGGCTCACGACTTGCGAAACAAGCTCTGGTTACCCGCTTTTGAGATCAACTCACGTTGGCGGCGATGGTTATTTGTACGTTGTTGGTGAATGGGGGGGCGATTCCAGCACTGTGTTTTTTAGACTTAACATTTCAACAGGTGTTGTTGATTGGCAATTAAAAATAAAACACGCAACGGCGAACATCTACGTTTCAAAAGGAATTGCTTACGACTCAACAACAGACAGCATTTACGTAACTGGCTACACGAATGCCAGCGGCAACTGGAATCCATACGCTATGCGCTTGCCTGCTGATGGCAGTCTCACAGGTACATTCGGTGATTGGACTGTTTCTAACCCAAGCATGACGTTTGCCTCCCCCTCTGGAACTTATTACAACGTTGGCTACAGCGATCCGACTTGGACACCGACTACCGGCACCAGCGGGCAAACAATCTCAACTCCAACATACACGTTGGAAGACTTAAACGCATTTTAACCACAGGAGAACCTGAAATGTACGTCAAAATCACAAACGGTAGTGTAGACACATACCCCTACAACGTAGGGCAACTACGCCGTGACAACCCCAACACATCATTCCCTAAACAAGTTTCTGAATCTATTTTAGAAAGTTATGGGGTCTATCCTGTTACAACAAGTGAACAACCTTCTTATACAGAAAGAACTCAAATAGTTAACTTAAACAGTACTCCTACTCTTTTAGATGGTACGTGGACTGTAGGTTGGACAGTATCAAATAAATCATCTGAAGAAATAACAGAATACGATGCACGAAAAGCTACTGAAAATAGAAGTGTAAGAGATTATAAACTTTTACAAACAGATTGGTGGGCATCTTCTGACTTGACTATGACAGCTGAACAAACAGCATATCGTCAAGCACTGCGTGACATCACAAGCCACGCTAACTGGCCTCACTTGGATGAGGCTGACTGGCCTACTAAGCCATAAAGTGTAAGTTATGTCTGACATTAAACTTACAGCAGATGAAATAGAAGATATGCTAGATCGTGCAGCTAGACGTGGGGCAAAGGAAGCCTTACGTTCTATTGGACTGTTAGATGACCAAGCACAAAAGGACATCACCGAAATGCGTGGCCTACTAGAAGCGTGGCGAGATACCCGTAAAGGTATTTGGACTACGGTAGTAAAAATAACAACGGTAGGTGTACTAACATTTATAGCAGGTGCTGTCTGGATGACACTAAACAAATAAGGCATAGACATGATTAATCAAATTAAAAATCCTACATTCGGTGGTTTTAAACCAGATGCCATGCAGCGTATTGCAGGTACGCTAGGTTATACTGGCGACATGTCTGGCTTTCAACAGTACTTAGAACAGAACCCTGAAAAACGTACACAGATGGATCAGTTCAAACAAGCTGCTATGACTATGGCTAAGGGTGGTGCAGTACGTAAGTATCAGCAAGGTGGTCTCAACCTTACAACAGGTCAAACCTATAACAACACATACTCAGGAGGTGTGGAAGCAAAAGGATCACACCCTACTGACAATGACAAGCCTATGGTATCAAATAAAGATCAAACTATGCAGCTTGATCCAAATGTAACTACACCACAGATTACAGAACCACCTGCGTCTACGCAACCACAGCAACCTACAATACCTATTAACACTGTACCTCAACCAATGCCTATTGATCCTCGTCTAGGTACGCCACCAGAGTTTGTAGGTGGTCCTGCACAGCTTAAACCGGCAAAATCTGCAGATAAAGCACCGCAGTTATTACAAACTAAAACTGGTTCGTTTACATACACAACTAAACCTAATACCTCTGGTACAGGCGGTGCACAAATATTTGAAATTAAAGATAGTCAAGGACGTACTATTGCTAACTTGACAGGTGCTAATGATTTCCGTAATTGGATGGTTCAAAATGAAGCAACTGCGTATGATCCATCACAAGGTATGCCTGAACCATTAGGTGAAGAATTTATAACTGGGTTTACTGCAGGTCAACCTGCTTGGGCTACAACTGGCCTAACTCAAATGTTTGAAAGTGGTAAGTTACCTGAAGACCCTACAGATTTTACATCAGAAAGCCTAGGTAATAGAAGGTATAAGATTACGTATAAAGACGGTACAACTATGGAAGTTGGGCCTATCCGTAATTTTGATGATGAACCTAATTTTATTCGTACTGAGATTGCTAACAAAATTAACGAATTTAAAAATAGCCCAGAGTACACACAAAATAAAGCACAACAAGATGCATATCGTAATTACCTAACACAACAAACTACTGGTAGTGTAGCTGGTGACATTGAAAACATTGAACAAGAATATACCAATGCACAGACAAACTACACACAACAAAACTTAGAACTACAACGTCTGCAACAACAAGCTGCAGCTAATCCAGATGATCCTTATCTGAAAGAACTTGTAGAAGCTAAAGGCAAAGAAGTGTCAGACACCTATGGTCGTCTGCAACAACTTCAGCCACTTTATCAATCCACACAGAAAACAATTAAAGACGTAATGACTGAACGTGCAACTGATCCTACGTTGCCCGAAGGTACTCGTGTTGAAGCACAGCGTATTCAAGTACAACCCGGACAACTTATTGAATCTGGTAGTGGTCAGGTATCAGGTGAGTTTGGCGTAAGTGAAGTTGAATTAGCTGACACGTACCTTTCCGCAAACGTAGATCAGCCTGATACAGCTAAGTATGAGGCGGATATTGCCGCAGATAAAGTGGCTGCACAAACACAAGCACTACAGTCTGCACAAACAGATGAAGATGATGCACGTGCTAAAGTAACTGCTGCTATGACTACAGCAAGTATGGTAGGTGATCTTAATGCCGCACAGGGTACTGCTACTCTTATGGAGAATGAGGTACAGCGTGAGATACAAGACGGTGAGCTAGTATCTGGTGCTGCCGCAGATGCAACTAAGGCTGCTAAGTTTACTGAACAGATTGATGCAGCAACTGCTACACCATCAGAGAAAGCTACAGTACAAGGTCAACTTGTAGGCTTGATGGAACAGTTTGAGGGTACTACACCCCCTGCATGGGCAGCTGGTGCTGTACGTTTAGCTAATCAACAGATGGCTGCTCGTGGTCTTAGTGCTTCCTCAATGGCTGGACAAGCTATTGTGCAAGCTGCTATGGAAAGTGCACTACCTATTGCACAAGCTGATGCAGCTACAATTGCAACATTTGAACAGCAGAACTTGTCAAATCGCCAACAACGTGCTATGCTTGCAGCAGAACAACGTGCAACATTCCTTGGACAAGAGTTTGATCAAGATTTCCAGACACGTGTACTAAACGCAAGTAAGATTAGTGACATTGCTAATATGAACTTTACTGCTGACCAACAGGTACAGCTAGAGAATGCTCGTTCAGTACAGACAATGAACCTAGAGAACTTGTCTAACCGTCAAGCTATGGTTCTTGCAGAAGCATCTGCACTAGCTAACCTAGACATGGGTAACCTGAACAACCGTCAACAGACTGCTGTACAAAATGCTCAGAACTTCTTACAGCTTGACATGGCAAACTTGTCTAACGAACAACAGACAGAACTGTTTAAGTCGCAGCAAGTTATTAACTCTATGCTTACTGACCAAGCTGCTGTAAATGCTTCACGTCAGTTTAATGCACAATCTGAGAACCAAGCCAATCAGTTCTACGACAACTTGGACTCTACTATTAATATGCACAATAGTGAACAACAGAATGCACAAGAACGTTTTAATTCAGGTCAAGTAAATGCTGCCAACCAGTTTAACGCTGAGATGAAAAACAACCGTGAACAGTTTAATGCACAAAACCAGTTAGTAGTTGATCAGTCAAATGCAACATGGCGTAGAGAGATTGCAACACAGGACACTGCTGCTATTAACCGTGCAAACGAATTAAATGCTATCAACACACTGGACATCTCAAACACTGCTTACAATAATATGTGGGGATTGTACGGTGATCAGATGGAGTGGGCATGGACAAGTGCAGAGAACCAACAGGAGCGTTTAAATGAACTTGCGCAAGAACAGTTATCACTTGAAGAACGTAAGATGCAAATTGATGCAGACTCATCTAAATCATTTGGTAATCTTGTAAGTACTCTGCTGTTTACTGACATGTCTACACTTAGTAAGACGTTTGCAGGAAGTCTATTTTAGTAAGGAATAACAACATGAATTTATACACCGCTGCTGCAAAAAGTTATGCGAAAGCTGTACGTGATTTAGACAAGCGTAAGAAACCAACTATGGAACCACAGAAAACTGGTGGTCTACTTGGACGTAACATGGCACGTAAACCTAAGATGCAAGAGTCAAAAGAAAAACAACCATACGACATGGTTCTTGAAGCTATGGAACAGATACGTGAGTATAGGAATAAAATATAATGGCACAAAATTATCGTGAGAGTTTTAATGCTCCTATCCCCGGACAAAGTTTAACTGCAGAGTTGGGTGCACGTCCTTGGCAGCATCCCCCTCAGTATGCTACAGTTGAAGAGGCTATGGAATTCTATGCACCACGTATCCTTGAACCACAGTTCCGTGATAACATAGTAGATGTAATGGAACTTG